ACAACAAAGATAAAAATTATAGATAATTTTGATATTGAATTTTATGATATGATTGATAAAATGATAGAACCAGATATGAATAAAAGATGGAATGCTAGACAAATATTAAATCATTCATATTTTACAAAAAAAAATATAAATAAATTAGTACAAAATTCTATAAACTTTTCAAAAAAACTGGCTAATAATCTTTTAAATGAATATGCTAAAGATTTAAAACCAATAAAAGCTGGTAAAAAAGTTAGAAAACATCAAGGTATTACTCAAACTGGCGGAAATAAAGGAAGATTAAAAAAAGGATATAGATATTCTGGCAAAAAACTTAAAAGTGGATTGCCACAAATTGTAAAATCTAAAAACGATAATTAAAAGTGATTTTTTACGATATTAAAATACTAACAATCAATTAAAGTTAATAATATAAATAATATTAATAAAATGTGCAAATTTACAAAACTTTATAATATTTTTAAAACATTAATCTTAATCATAATTGTTTGTGGTATTTGTTATCAAATACAACATACAATACTATTACTAATGAATGAAGATTCAGAATGTTGCCCTTGTATGCAATTAAAAATGTTTTATGTCAATCTTGACAGATCCGCTTGTTGTGAATGTCCAAATGGATTTCATCTAAGTTTTACATTAATTGATTTTTTTGTTGAAACAATTTATGATATTAGTTCAATATTCATTAGTCTTTTATTTGTATCGGCTTTTGTTTATACTTTTTATCTAATCGGGGTTTTTTCTTTTCGCAATTATACATCTTTTCTAATTGCGGTTATATTATTTGGCGGTTTAACATATAATTATCAAAATCAATTTGATGGTGGATATGTTAAATTAATTGGAACTAATACTATGTATAACTTGTGTGAAATAAAATGTAATATGTATGATAGTAAAAAAAAACAATATACATGTTCGGCACGATGTTTAAATAGATATATGACAAGAGATTATGTAGAAGTATTAAATAATGTTCGTGATATGAACGGTGAAATTAATAAAACTTACAAGAAAACTGTTAATGAAGCTAAATTAGGAGCAAATTCATTTATTAATATTATAAATGAAAAGTATAAAGGTACTTATAACACAATAAATACAAAATTTACAGACGTATATTTTTTTGGTAAATCATATTATAATTACGTATATGATACTGGTGCTACAACTACTTCATATATTAAAAAAAATACAAATAATTTGTATGATTATCTTAAAAATTTATTTTAAATTTTTATTTTAAATTTTTTTATTTTCTTTGGACTCATTTTTTAAATATTTACAATATACAAAATTAAATAATGAATTGAATTCGGATGTTTCTGTGTATAAATTATTTCTAGAACATAATCTGGCTGAATCACCTTTATGGGTTTCACATTCAGATTCTTTACAATAAGGGCAAATTGTAATCGTACCATCAGACCATTTATCATAACATATATCACATAAGTAACCATCTGTATGATATTCTTTGAAACATGATACACAAAATTCTGATATTTTATAACATTTATAACATAACGAATCTGCTTCTGATTTTAAATAATAACTTTTTCTTTCTCGTATATCACATTTATGGCAATATCCATTTGGAAAATTTTCTTCTTTCTTTCCTTCTTTTATATCGGACATATATATTATAATTAGTTTTTAAATTAATTTAAAATTTATAACAAAATATTTTAAATTAATTTAACAATATATCGTTTTATAATTTTTATTTTTATTATTATATTTAGTAAATGAAAATATTACATTTAGGTTTTCATAAGGGACTGTTTAATGATTTACAATATGTATCAGAACAACTGGGATTAGATATCCAATATTTAAAATTTACTGATGGTTGTACTAAAGGGGGTGCTATATATAATATTGGTCATAAAAGAGCACATGATACTTGGATTAAATTTCAAAATTTTTATAATCAATTTGATTTAATTATAACATCTGATACTTGTCCTATTTCACGAGTTTTTTTACAAAATCAATTCAAAGGTAAATTAATTATATGGATTTGTAATCGTTTTGATTATTGTGACACTTCTTCAAATGATTGTAATTTTCCAGATAATGAATATTATGAATTATTAAGAAATGCTAAAACTAATAAAAATGTAAAAATTTTTTCTTATACAAAATTTGAACATACTTATGCTCAAAGAAAGCGTGTAAATATTGGAAGTGAAATTATTAAACCTTGTGGTTTTATTTCTAAATTATTTCAACAAAACGAATTATCGTTCAAAAATGATAATAAAATACCTATAACTATCAATAAAAATGAAATGTTTTTTGTACCACCATATCATAATGATACTATAATGATAAATCTATCAGCAATATTAACAAGTCATAAAATATCAAATTATTGTGGAAAATATGGTGGTCCTAATGATTTAGTTGATTTTAAAGGAATAGTACATATTCCATATGCTTGGTCTAATTTATCATTATTTGAAGCAATACAATTGGAAATAATATTTTTTATTCCTAGTTTAGATTTCATCTTAGAATTATTCCGAAAAAATCGGCGTAAATTTTTTTGGAGTCCTCCGTATAGAAGAAATAAATTACATGAATCAGAATGGTATTGTGAAGAAAATAAGAACTTATTCATTTACTTTTCATCTTGGAATGATTTAAAACAGAAAGTAAATAATATTGATTATAATGCCAAAAAAAACTATATAAAAAATTTTGGAATAAATCATAATAAACAAATGTTAGAAAAATGGAAGAATGCTTTCGATTTTAATTAAATATAATCAAGATTAACATTTGTTATGTTAATTGCACCTAAAATAAATTCAGGCAATTCATTAGTAGAATTTCCTTGAATAACCCAAGCAATATCTATTTCAATTTGTTTTACAGAAGATAAGCATGTTTTAAGTAATGTTCTTGCAATTTTGCTTGAATTAATATCAATTATTACTTCAAGATTTTTTGTTTTAATTGATACTTGGCTTCTCAATTTTTTACAAATAATTACTGGACGTGAAAAAAATTTACTAATTAAATTTTTTGGCTTAATGTTTGGTATCATTTTTAAATTTGATAAAACATTCTTTTCTGATTTTATAAAATTATGAAAATGTTTATTATTAAATTCCAAATTTGTGTTAATAAAAGTAAAAAAGGAAATATATTTATCAAAAATTATTGATATAATTATTGTATAATTTGAATTAAAATTTTTTATTTCATTAATTATACATTTTTTTTGTTTATGATAATTTAATTTATCATTTTTCTTAAAACATAAACTTTTATAAAATTTAAAATAGTGAGGTTGATGTGAAACATATTTATTTCTCGTATCTAAATAATTTTTATCGCGTATTTTAAAAGAATAATCGGAATCAGATATATCAGCCCATTTTTCAGTACTCATATTATTGATTATTAATTAAGTAATATATTAAACTTGATTAAATATACAATTTAAATATTTAATATATTTTTAAATAGTATATTATATAATGCCAAGAAAACATCAAGCTATCATTCAATCTGGTGGAAACAAAGGTAAATTAAAAAAAGGATATAGATATTCTGGTAAAAAATTAAAAAATGGATTACCACAAATTGTTAAAATTAAAAAAACTAAAAAAACTAAAAAAACTAAAAAAACTGGTGGAAATAATCATGATGTTTTTACATTAAAAACACATAATATTGGTCCAAGAAATCATTTATTTAACATTCATAATAATATTTCTCAAGCTTGGTTTGATATGTATAGACAAGCATATGCAATTCCTGCTGATGAACAAATTTCTTACAATGATTTTGCACAAAGAGGATTACTTCCTCCTAAAATATACGTATCCAATCAAATGGATAGGGATAATCCAAATGTAATTTTTAGATCATTTAATAATAGATGTCAAGCTAAACTTGGACTTTCAAGAAATATTTTTGAATATATGCAAAGAACTGAAATTACAAATGTTTATTTATTACAGGAAGTACAACCGATGAATAATCAACAAAATCAAGGTTCTTTACAAATAAATATGCCTAATAATATAACATTAAACTATGATTATATATATAATCAAACTGGAGATGGACACTATGTTACATCTAATAATGAAAACAGTATTCCAGTAAAAATTACTCATGGTTGTGCGGTTGTTTGGAATACGGGTACATTTTCCAACTCTCTCCATAGACCAGTTACACAAGGTACATTAGTAAGAAGATCATCTGGCTGGATAATTTTAACAAAAAATAATCAAAACTTTGGATTTTTGTCAATTCATGGTTACATTAATGTAAATCAAGCAAGAGGTATAAGTAACGCATTAAATCATGAGATTACTTCTCTCGTACGTGATTATCCTAATATTATTCCTATAATAGGTGGTGATTTTAATCAAGATATTAGAAATGAGAATTGGAATAATGGAATACATTATTTAAATAGTGCTAATGCTAATGGTAATTATTTAGATGGGCGTGGAACAAATGACAACCATTCATTTATAGATAGAATTGTAGGTGTTTTCCCAAACGCTCAACGTGATAATAGTGTGTATGGTGTACGACCAACACATTTCACTTCGAGTGTTGATTTCTTTTTATCTAATGATCAACTTAATTATGATCAACTTCGTAAAATTCAAAGAGTAAATGCTGGTCCTATAATTAATGCATATAATCCAGATCATGATTTAGTTATGGATTTTGATCATTATCCACTTATGATGAATATTAGAGTACCTGAACCAAGAGAAAAGAAAAAAGATAATATTTCAATTACTGTAGCTGATAGTCCAAAGGCTTCTAAAAAAGTTTCAAAAAAATCTACATTAAATCCTGATGCAAGTGCATGGAGAGCTATGGAACAAATAGTTTAATATCTTCCATAATCAAAAAATTTACTTGATTCACATAATTTATTGTGTTCAATTATGTCAGTAGCTTCCCATGGATAGATTATCCACTTATCTGCAATTTGCTTACTATAAAAATATTTAATTCTTTTATCTAAAACTCCTTTTTTTTCTTTAATTTTATTGTGTAAGACTCCTACAGCAATTTCACTTGGTTCATATTCTAACAGTTCATTTGTTACATATTGTAAAGATGAGCGAGTATCATCTAATTCATCAACAATTAGAATTTTCTTATTTTTAATCATCATGTGTTCATTACTTCCTTTCTGAATCCATTGTATTTTATTTATTTTGTCTTGTAATTTATTATCCTCATTATAAAAACTAATTGTAACACAGATGATTGGTTTTTTGAAAAAACTTTTTAAAATACGAGCTGGAATAAATCCTCCAGTTCCAACAGCTATGATTACATCTGGATTGAAACCGGAATTAGAGATTATGTTATATAAATTTTCTGCTTCTATATGAATATCCTCATATTTTATATAATATTTTTCCATTATTAATTTTAATCTTTTATATTTTAATATAAGATTAAATCTTTAAATAAATAAAAATGACAAATCTTTTTAAAATTAGACCATTAGCAATAAATGATTATGATAAAGGATATTTAAATCTTTTATCACAATTAACTACAGTTGGTGAAATAAATAAAGATAAATACGAAGAAAATTTTAATAAATTACCGGAATGTCATAAATTATTTATTATTGAAGATATAACCAAAAATACAATAGTATCAATTGGTTCTTTAATAATAGAGACAAAATTCATCCATAATTGTGGTAAGGTTGGGCATATTGAGGATATTGTAGTAGATAGAAATTGGCGTGGAAAAGGTTTAGGTAAAATGATGATAAATTATTTAAGCAAATTATCAGATGAACTAGAATGTTATAAATGTATATTAAATTGTTCGAATGATTTGATTGAATTTTATAAAAAATGTAATTTCAATAATAGTGGTTATGAAATGTCATTATATCATTAGATTTTTATGAAAAATAAAATTGAAAAAATATGATTCAATTAATATAATAATTAAAATAACTAATAAAATGAATTTTACTAGAAAATGTGTATCGAAATTTATTCATCCTCGTATGAATTATCAACTTGGACGACGAAATTATATGCAAGAACGAAAACCAGTAAAGATTTTAAGCACTCGTATTTCTAAAATTGGACACGAAAAAACATTAAAAAAGTATCTTAAAGAATTAAATAAGAATGTTTATTCTGTAAAAGGATTTCAAAATGCGGAATCATTTTGGGTTCCAATGTCGGCAAAAAGTATTGCTGATTATACGAGTAAAAGAATGATTACTATATCTGAGTGGAAGAATCCAGAAGATTGGGAGAATTGGTTAAAGTCTGAAATTAGACTTGCTACTAATGAAAAATACGCAGATATTTTGGAAATGGAGGAACATTTGAAATTGGAACATATTCCACCACCACCTATTTTTTTACTTTAATTGAATGTAAAAATCAGTCCAATCCTTAATGTTAAGAATTTAGTAATATATTTATTTATTTACAAATATGTTATTTTACAAAATTGGTAATTTAATTTCTCACATAATGTCATTTTTGTGGATAATTATATTATGGATTCCACTTATCTCTAGTTACATTACTAGCAATGATCAGTCTCACATGTATATTTCTTTAACTTGGTGGTGTTGGACATTTCAAAGTATATTTTACACAAGTATGTTTTTTTATAGAAAACTAGCAGTATTTTTTAACGAGATTGATTGTATAAATAAAATTAAT